CCCCGATCAACCTTCTCTATCTCAATTGGAGTACTCACTCTCCGCGCCTGGTGGCGCACCCTTATTAACAACCTTATTACACTGCAACAAACACATAAAACAAACCTAGGAAAGACACAAACACATATAATCTTTTATTCCAACTAACCCAACAAAAGGAAGGAAAGACCAAATTCGAAACCACCTATCCATACCAGTTGACCGATTGTTCGGCTACCTGGGAACACTTCTCCGGAATCAGCATGATGTGGAGATCTCCGCAAGGGACCTTGCTGATTACTCAACCTGTCTTAGAGATCACCAACGAATCGCCATGGTCCATCCTTCCAATTGAAGGCACCTCCGCAAGTGTAGTGGGCACTACACTTACGGAGGAGACTCGTTTCTTTCTTTTATTCTCCTAGGGGGTATAACAAAACATGTAACTATACTGACTAGTGTGAGGTCAAACACATACTACAACGCCATAGACGTCAACCGCGCAAGCATGCCACCAACACTGGCCAGACCCTTAGCAGCAGCACCAGCAGCTCTACCCTCAATGTCGCCAAGCAACGAGTCACCCACCTGGGTAACTATATCACTAAACGATATACGTGGAATACGATGCAACTTAGCAAGCTGTTGGTCCAGCACAGCAGGTGGGATGGAGCGCGGAATGGAGGATGTTGGACGCGCCAGTGTGCTAAGCTGGGGGTTAGGTATAACCTCAAGATGATAAATAATCTCGAGGGATGCCGCCTTCGAGCCAGCTGCTATACCATAACCCCCAATAATAATAGACTCAAACCCACCAACTTTCCAACAACCCAAATCCACAGAGTAATTCTGGTTATAAGTCCCACTAGTAGTGGACACAGCATCAACTGCGTCAGTACCCACCGACCAAAAGTTCATGCTACGATAATCCCGAGCACTACTTTCAAAAGGTACCGAACGCATATGTAACCCTCGAGCGGCAATCTCAGAAAGAGAGGCAACAGCATGACAAGGCATGCCCACCATCTTCCCAATGTCGACAGTGGCAGAGTTGCCAGACCCAGCTACAGGCAAACCCAAACTTTCTAGGTATGTCTGCAGCGTGGCTCGGGGCCCAGCAGTGCCAGCATAACTAGGTATCCCCAGCGCTGTGCTACTAGTAGCATCAGTTATAGCCGGAGCAGATATGCTAGCAGGAGCGAGGCCCTTAAGCGGGTGCACAGCAACGATCACCTCACCAGTGGTGCTGACGCCAGACTGTCCACGTAGACGTGCCCCAATAGCGGCGACTCTGTACTTCGAATACGAAGAAGACAACGACAAGAAATCGAAGCCAAAGCCAGTCGCAGAAGGGGCACTAACGGGAGTGTTGGCGCCAGCGCCAGTGGCGGTGTTAGCCACCACCAATGATGAACTATCACTGAGGTTATTATGGGTGCAGAATACGGACGTTGCAAGATTAGGTAAAATCACAGCATCAAAAAACCCACCGGAATCAGCCGTTAAGTCAAACCGTTTAGTTAACACAACGGTATTAGACATGATCGGACATCCGTCGGGGATCCTAACACCCTCGGCCGCCTTGCTAAACGGAGCTTCCGTTGCGGCAGCGAAGGAACCAGGAACATTAACTCGACGCAAGCGTGTCACCTTAACCTTGGGCGCCGGCATCTTCACACCATTACCCTTCTTTTTCTTCAATTGCTTACTCTTCTTATTAACCATTACAAATATAACAAAATATATACAATACACAAATACACAAACTACCCTAGCGGTCACCATGGAGAACTGGCATTGGAGTAAACCTACCAACGCCAATGCTAAGATCAATGCCCCTACACCAATCCTCCATGACACTCTGGACGGCAGGACTAATCCCAAACGCAAGCGAAAAACTAATACGCGTATCATCTGAGATATGAGGTTGTCTAGTCCGCCTCACCATTCGAAGAAACCCAGTCTCCATAGCCCCCTGGTTACGGATGTTGGTTTCCACCCCTTGCTTAGCAAATTGCTCATACAGAACTCCATAAATAGGAATATCACCATACAAACTGGAGCCAGCGGTGCCAACTGCATGCAGCCAGGCAGGATACTGTTGCGGGGGAAATCCAAGCATCATTGAGTCCTTAGACAAAGCCGCCATTGGATTTCGAACCATCACCCACTCACCTCCCACCCGCACTGGGTGCATCTGGCAAAACTCACACTCCTCAAACACATAGCATGGGGCCTCCACCTCCATCTCGAACCCAAACTCCAGAAACCAAGCATCCAAACCGGCCGAGAACTTAGCTAGATCCCTGGCCTCCATAAACACCAGGCAATCATCACCATTGTTGGCAAGTGAGGCTTTAATACCTTTGTCACGAACGTATTGGAGAACTAAAGCACTCATAATCAGGCAATTACCCAACCCGGTGTTCATATCTCCACTACTTCGAGTTCCATCGACAACGTAGTCAATTCGAACTCCGTCCGCAAACGCAGATCCTCTATTCCTCAGCTGCTGCTTAAGCAGGTACTTCAACTCCGCTGATTCAAATATCCTGTTATAAACAGAATGTTCCCACTTAAGGGCCCCAACACTAACGTGTTGGTCAAATCGCGAAGCATCCAGACCCACAGCAACGGGATGATCATACTTATCCCATTTCAACCGCAGCTGTTTGCCAACATCCTCAACCGTCAAACCTTTCATAACGACGAGTTCGTCCAATTCCGCATTCCACACGGCCGCAAGAGCTCGGTATAGCTCCTCCTCAACACGACGTGTGTACCTTCCTAACGCCACGTTAAACACAGGCGATCTGGGTTGAATAAGCCTAGGACAAGGATCCTGTTTAGGGCCACTTCTACGAAACTCGACTTTTTCAAATTTCACAAAACTCCCTAACCTACAGTCTCTCTTTACCACGCCCCTCCGCTCAAACTCCTCAGCAGCTCGTGAGTACAATTTCCTCTTGTGTGAAGGACACTGCGCCACAAATTCAGCACAGGTCAACTCTTTCACACCTTGGTCATTCGCCAGCACTACGCCGGCAAGCTTCTTGCTTACTGAGTCTAAACGGAACCAAGCCTCCGGGTTACCCCGAGGGCATTCCACCAACCCATTTGGTCCCTTCACATAAAATACACGCTCATTTACAGCTCGTATTAGGTTAACAGCCGAATTATTATGACAGCCATACTCCCGACTAGCGAGCTGTGGATGGGCGACGAAACGCCTCGTGGCCGAGGGCTTGCTATCCCATGGTTTGACGGCTATAGCCGGATGAATATTCAGTTGATCAGCAGGGGGAAGGATGGAACGCACACCATCATTCAATAACTTAACCCCGCCAATTTCCCTAGTATCCACCGCCGTGCCAACCACGGGACGCCCCTAGTAGCTACCCCCCTTGCTACGGACGACACGACTAACCAGACTAGCAAAGTCATCTTCATCCGTGGCAAGTGGGGCCAACACTACCAGCAACCTCTTAAGTGTCGCACAACGTCTTGGCTCAATGCGTTTCTCCTCAACCGCTTTGCGTAAAACACGCTTAACGGCGTTCTCAACGTACGCCTTGCCAATCTCACTAACATCGGCCAACTCCCGCATCGTGTTCTCGAAACGTAACTCGTCCAACAGAGGGCGGAGTTCCTTAACAAGAGACGCAATGCGGCGTATAGTTCGATGTCGAGCATCATGCGACCCAAACAAGGCAGCCTTACAGGATGACAGAAAACCCATCGAGAACTTGGTGTCACTATCACCATCCTCGTCAGGTCCCCCAGCATAAACCGACTGCACGAGCCCAACAGCAACCCTATCCTTAGTTCCAGCAAACAATCTTGCTATAATCCCCTGCAAGAGAGTGGGTCCTACTGGAACCTCGGGTAAAGCTACTGCTACAGCACCACAGTCCTCGGCAACTATCAATTGGGTCTCAGTCTCACCAAAGGTGACTGATTTCCCATCAACAACCGCCGAGGACGCAGGGCGCAAAATACCGCAACGCGGACCGGAATCTCCCACAGATTGTGGTACATCCCCCAACGGGGTTCCGGGTGTAAGATCATCCTCACTACGAAACACTGGTAGCCCAAGCACATACTCTTTGGGTATGATAAATGGAGTCGGTTCAGGCAACCTCGCTAAAACGGGACTAGCGATGGGTTTCGCAAAACGCCGCATACCACGCGGCATAATGTAGCGAGGGTAGGGACCATCGGCAATAACTGGTCCCTCAGAGGGTGGGTACAAAAAGTTTAAACAGCGCTTAAACATCACGGGTTACAGTTCTGAAAGTCATAATCCTTCCGACTGGCGCGTCATCCGCTACAACTCCAGGTTCAAATTCAGGATCTATCTCGGAAAAATCTCCATTCATATGGTCGTGCCAACGAATGAAATCCATGACCTCGATTTCCCAATTTGTGAACCCAGTAAGAAACAGCTCCAATCTACGCCCTTCAGGGTATATCTTCCAGACCTTAACCACATTATCACACTTAATAACTTCCCACTCTCCTAGTCTGCGGACTACGCATTGGGGGCCCAACCCAACGCGTAGGAGCCGCCGAATGACACCATTGCTGGACATCACCCGGGGTAGTACCGACTCG